TAATGAACCAGTATATTCAGCTACTTACGATAATGGTGGCTGGCCAGAGCGTGACGAATTACCCACTGTTGATCCTGTTGGTGATGTAGACGAGTTTTCTTTAGCTAAAAAGACAGTGGAAGTAGCTCATGCTCTTCACATGCCACATTTGGAAAAAGATGAAGAGACATATTTTGAAATGATGAGAAAAAGACTTTTAAATCCTGAAGGAAAACATTTTGGCAAAAGTAAAGCTGCAATTTTAAAAGATTTTGATAAATCAGGATGCTGCTCAAACCCTCAAAAGTACAAAAATGTAATTAGTAAAAACTTGCAGTTTTACTCATGCAAAAACTGTGGGGCTGATTTGGGCGACTGTTAAATATTTAAACTCTGTCAAGAGGTTGCTGCCCTTGCAGACCTGAAAAGCTAAAAGATGTTTGAACAACACCTTTGGCGTTTATATTTGTACGCTCATTTGTTACTCTTGCATAAGGGACGAAAAGAATATCTTCACCAGTTCTTCTATCGCTAATTCTAATAGAAATATATGGCGCAAATATTGAGTCAAATATTTTAGGCCTTATATCATACCCTTGAAGGCCATTTGACTGAGCAGTTCTGACTCCAGAAACACTTCCTTGGATAGAAACTCTGGTAATTTTAATTTCTTGTGGAAATACCGAGTCAATACCGTAAATTGGTTCTTCCCCATAATCTATTGTGTATTGTAATTGCTGAACCTCGTTATAAACTTTTCCGTTTATATACAATTTAACATGTGCGCCAGCGATTGTTCTTTGTGCCATTACAAATCCTCTTCAGTACCCCAAATATAATATTTTTCTGAGTTTTCTTCGTCACCCCAATTTCCTAAGCCAATATCGTTTGGATATAAAACGTAAAAAACAACGACAATACCAGTTGCGGTAATTTCTTGAATTAAATCTTGAGCATATATTCTACCAGCAACAGAATCGGTTAAATAAAAAGGATAATCTGAACCATCTTTGTTTGGGTTAGCTGGTTTTTTTTCTGCAATTAAAGTAACATCAGTTCCTTTCGGGTGTTTTTGTTTAAATTCATATGAAGGATTAATTCTTAATGTTTGGTTAGAAGGTCTTGAAATATAGGGAACAGGACCTTCTTGATGTGATGTTCCAAATCCAATTATTAAATCACCTTGTTCATCAGGAAATTGCGTTGAATTGTCAACAAAAAGAATTTTATCACTACTAGCATCAAGCTTTTCTGTTGTAAGAGCTGCTTGTTCTCCAATTGTATATCCAACAGTTGTGTCATATGAATAAGGGCCGACTTGTCCTTCATTTGAAACCACATTAGTTCCTTGTATAATAACATCTACCAAAAATGAAGGGGGCATATTTATAGATTCTACATCAAAAGAATTTCCACCAGTTGTATTTGTAATTTCAATAGAACCGTCTTGATTATTATTACAAGAAAAATTATAAATATCATTTATCCTATTATATGTTTTTGCAGCAATATCTGAAGCCGTAATATCTTCCGAACTATTTATATTTATTTCTAATACTTTTTCTGAAAAATTTTTATCAATAATTGAATTATCTATATTATATATAACTCTATATTTTGTTGAATTCAAAAAAGAATTTAACAAAAAACTATCTCCAGACTGTAACTCTGCAAGCGAAGGAAAGGTTATTTGTGTTTTTTCTGGAACGTGAGTATATATATGAGCAGCTCCAGCCCTGTTCCTTCTAACAACTTTAGTTGTTGCTGGAATAAACACTTCAAGGGTTCTTGGTGATGTTTGAAAAGCAGCAGCGTAAGTTAAGTTAGAAATTACAGTTCTAGTTATTGGATTATAAAACAAAATGGCATCATCACTACCTTGAACTACAGGAGGAGACCACACCCCTCCATCTGCCGAACAAAGAGCTGGCGTTACATTTATACTAGGATTTATACTACACCCTCCTTCAGCAATACCTTCTGGGTTTTCATATTCCACGTAAGCTTCGTTAACCGGACCACTTTTGACTTCTGTAACATTAAAAGTACCTCGGTTTTCAGATGAAAAATTATTTCCATATATATTAACATAATCACCAGCTTTTACTTTTCCAATTGAAGGGTTAGCACCACCACTCCAAGTGGCCCTAATAGCCCCACCAGCTTCTTGTGTAAGCGTCCATTGTGTTGTTGCATCAGCCGCAGTAGGTCTAATTTTATCAAATTTAAGAGCGTTCTGAGCTTTGCCACCTAAAACTTTTACACTAGATGAAGGGCCATCGGTAAAAGAAATTAACACAACTCTTGTAACCCCATCATCTTGCCTTGCAAAAGCAGCACCATTCCCACCAACTTTTTTAATGCTTTTAGTAATTGCATCAGCAACCTCTTGCGCTGTTGCATCGTTAATATTTTGAAATTGGCTAGAACTAAAAGCAATTTCAACGGGTTCTGCATCGTCAAAAGACATTATTAAATTATCACCATCTTCAAGTGAAAAATTTTCAACTTCCTCAGATGCCGAAGTAGCCCGTGTAAATACTTCTCCATATAAAATTCTAAGAAGTTGATGAACCAAATCTCTAACTTGTTTTCTGTTAGTAATTTCAATACCAATTTCACGAAAAACCTCGTCAGAAAGACCAACTTCAGGCGGTCTTACAACACCTTTATCGCCAAGCCTTGAATCTAAATATTTTTGGCTGGCTGTAACAATGTAAAGAGAGTCGTTTACAGCCTCGATATTATTTACAAGATGCGCAGGTCCACTGGCAACAGATCGCAAAATTGCATCTGTGTTTTTGCCACGGATAACTTTATTTAAGTATTTTCTTAATCTTTTGTATTCGCTTTCTCTATCTGCCATAATTAATCAATTTTTGAAACAATAATATCAGAGATAATATCAAGAATCAAAGCTTTTTCTCCAGCATTTATTTTTATAACATCATTTTGGCTGTCATATTGAGGTGAGCTAATTGCAACAGCTTGCACCCCCACAATTCCATCAACATTACTTACAATATTTGATATTGGAATTGGTTTTCCAACATCATTCCCTCTAATTAATGAAGCAACAGAATTTCTAACCTCTTCAACAATTGTACTAAAAGGTACGCCTGTCTTAACTCTAACATCAATAGAAACTTGAATTCTTCTTGTAAGAGGTGCTTTAATAAAAATTTCAGCACCAGCCGCAGCTACACCCGGATAGGTTGTATTGTCTCTAGGCTCACCATATACAATTCTATTGGCTTCTCCAATTAGCCCTGTATTAAATTTGTAAGCATCAACACCTTTTATTATATTGGTTGGGTATTGAAGTTTTCCAATTGCACTTATTGAAACACCGCCAAGCTCACTAATTTTTTCAAATTGATTATCTGTTGTAAACATAACATTTTTAGAGTTTAAATTTGCAGGGTTTGTAGTAATAAACTCAATTTGTTTGTACCCAACATAAGGGGTAGATTCTTCCACATAAACTTTGTTAAAGTTAGAGTCAAGTAAGGTTTTTTCTACATCTACAGTATTGCCAGATACAATAATTTCGCTTTCACTTAAAACATCAACCACTGTATAAGTTCCAACATTATTTTCTCCAATAAAACTATCAGAAATTACAAATTTATCGCCGGGAACTGTTCCTTCATATTGTTTAAATTCCATTGCTTCTTTATGGAATTCCAAAACATCTGTAACCAAAATGCCAGCTTCAGAAACACCATTTACATTAATAAAATCAACAAAATTTCTTCTACCCTGTTGTTTAACTTCTACAGCAAACTCACCGCTAATATTAAAATTAAAAGCATCAGTAGTTTCACCAACTCCTGTTGTAGTAACAGTGACGGTATCGCCCTCAGCTACAGCAGTAAAATCGGCACTAGCTTGTGTGTTAATAGCATCTGCAAATTTAACAGCAACTTGTTCGGCACTTTCACTTCCGACAAGCCCTACCGAAATTGGGTTGGCAGTTGCTCCGGGGTCTGGCCCTTTAAAATAAAAGTGATACTCGTTAACATTTTCAGAAGAATACATAATTCCATATTCACTATTGTTAATATCAACTTCTCTAGACATTTTAAATTGAGTAACTTCTTGAAGTTTTTCGCCGGAGTCAACGACATGAAAATCACCTTCATTTGCAGCATCAAAATCTTCTCCAAGAGTAGCTATGTTGCCCGGCCTTAAGTTTTCAAAGCTAGGTTCTGCACCAGCACCGGCCCATTTAAGCCTAACTTTTCCATCAAGTTTTTCAACATCAAAATCCGTTAAGTCAATATCTAAATCTGTATATACAGCTTCAATTCCATCTACACTTGAAGAAGATTCTTGAAACGGAGTTGCTAAGGTTATTTGAAATGTAGAATCAACAGAATCAATTTTATAATAATAATTATCGCCTTTAGAAGCGTCTTTGATAAAATCACCAGCTTCTACAATACTTGTCCAATCTACGTTACCAACAGAGACAACGGTGGTACTTGCATTTGTAAAAATCAAATTTAAAGGAATAGGATTGTTACTATATAGTTCTACATTATTATTTCCTATTGTAACTTCTTCCTCAACAGAATTTGGGTTGTCAATATAGATAGAATCTTTAAATCTTCTAACAACTCTAAATGTTCCTTGATTAAGAATGCTAAAATCACTATTTATAATTACGGAGTCACCTTCTTGAACTTCTGTTTTGAAAACTAAATCTCCAGTGTTAGCTACAGGAGCTTCAAGTTCACTTCCAGAAGCAGTGGCACCACCACCGGTTACAAAAATTGGTATTGTTACAGCAGCAACTTCAGACTCAATATTTACTATAGCCCCATCTGAATTTGAGTTAATACTTGGTATAAGAGCTATGGCAGCAGAAAGGTTTGAAGCTGTATCATTTACACTTGCTCCAGCTACAAAATCAACACCTTCTGTAAGGATTGTTGTTCCAACAGTAAATTGAGTGCCTAAAACAGCTACGTTATCAGTAATTGTAAAATTTCCAGTAACTAATTCTGATACACCGCTAGAGTTAATAATTCTAACAGTTCTTGCATCATCAGAACGCCCAACAACAAGAAAATTTCCATTGTTTTTTTCGCTTAACCTGTTTGTTATAGTAAGAATATCTCCAACAGCAACCTCATCAAACCTCATATCTCCAGTGTCAACTCTAAGGTCTACAATACTGCTAATTCCATCTCTAAAAATAGTCAATGTACTTGGGGAAGAATCTTTAATGTCTATATTTGAAGTTAAAAAATTTGGCTGAGTTCCATTTTCATTCCAGATAATTGCAGTAAGATCACCCTGTTTTTCTACTTTAAAAGTTTTTCCACGGGTTCGTGTGTGATACCTATTTCTGCCAAATAATCTTTGAGAAACTCCCTTATCAAAAAGCTCAATTTTTGTAAACCCAACACTTGGATTAGCAGAGCTAATTTTGATTGAATTAAGTGCGTTAATTCCCGTAACTTTTTTCTGTATTTCTGACGCAAAAACTTTTACCCATTGATCAGAGTGAAATCCATCAGAAGTAGCTGTGTTTATACTAACTAAAGATTTAGCATTAGCTTGATCACCAATAATAATTGCAGAACCTTCAACTGCTGCCGCAACAAAATTGCCCACACCGCCAGCAATTTGAACAGCACCATTATTTCCAATTACATTAGTTGATAACTGTACATTTGTGTTCCTATCGACAGACTTAATGTCTCCAAGCGTAGTATATCCAGTTACAGCAAGTATGTTTAGAAATTTAGTTAGCTGTAAAGATGTTGTTGGTACAAGCTTAATTTTTTCACCATTATTAAAACTATAAGCATCAGTAGTGTTGGTGGAAAAGGTAGGTAAATCTAATGGGGTTTTGAAAACAAATTGAGGCAATCCCCCTATAGCATCAATATCACTTGATAAAATATAGTTTTTTCCATCAAGAAGTTTTACAGAGTCATAAGCAAAATCAGAATCTTCAGCAGTTGAAAGGTTTATAATACCTGATCCGGTTGAGCCGTTGTCGTCTACTATTTCTGCCGTAATATAATCAGACAAATTATCTGTCACATAATCAACAATTTGTTCGGCTGTTGTATCAGATTTTTCAAAAAAATTAATTGTTCCAGTTTCAAGTGTTGCAACATCTGATTGCTCAATTGCAACCCCAAGAGGTCTTTTTATTGTAAAACTAGTGGCTGTTGCAGAATCTACCCTGTAACTACCTTGGTTTTCAGTTAAAAATTCTCCGGTTGAAATAATTGAAACATAATCTCCAGAAAGAATTGGTGTTAAACCCGGAGCAGTTCCCGTTCCAGAATGTGTGTATGTTACTAAATCATAGTTTGGATTTGGTATAATTGTAACATCCCACTCTGTAGTTCCGTTAATTGTTGTAGTTTTAGCTGGGCCAGATTTTAAAAATAATTTAACTTCTATTTCATTATTAACAGATACAATATGGGAAATGTCTTCATTTGGAGTTGTTGGATAAAAGTAACCAATACCAACTTTTTCACCTGAATTACCCCACTCGACAGACCTGTAAAGAATTGCATCTTGATTTGTAAGTGAAAGTGGGTCAACAACATTTTTAGCTTGCATTAAAGCTTTATAATTGTCAAAAACAAAATTATTACCAAAAAATTTGGTGAATTCAGTAGGGGTAGTCCATGTACCTCCTGCTAACAAACAAGATGATTGTGTTGTATTATTAGAAGGGTCTATGTCACAACCTCCTCCACCTTCTTTATCCCAAGCCCTAAAATGATTAGCGTTTGCAGGATGTGTAATTTTTGTAACAGCCGTTCTAAACAATGGCATATTAAATGTTTTTCCAGTTGGGTCGTTATCAAGTACAGTTACAATAGAATCATTATGTCCAAAATCATAACCGTTTACAAAATAAAACCTATCATTGATCCTACTTCTTTTATAAAAAACACTGTCCTCTACATTAACAGTTGTCCCTGTATAATTTTTAATTTCTACACATTCTTTTGAAGAAATATCATTAGAATCATTAAAAGGCTGTGCAAAACATAAAAATCCTGAAGGATCAAACCCTAGCGCATTTAAATCCTCACTTGAATCCACTGTATTTATATATCCATTGGGTGGGTCTGAAAATTGATCTGTAGTTATTTTGCCATGAACAAAAGATGGCCATTGCCTGTCTTTAAAACCACTTTCATAAAAAGCCAACTGCGAGTTAATACTTTTTGAAAAACTATTTTTAATTAAATTTAAAGCTTTAGCACCATCATTAAAATCAGCCAAAAACATTGCCCCATGAATATCTTCAGTATTTGTTCTGAAAATAAAAATCTCATCATCCTCAACTGAAACCACTGCATTTTTTAGTTGGTTATTAAAAATAGCCGCAATATCATTTACAGTATAAATGCCAGCACTAACTTTAATTTTTTGTGGCGCATATTCTGTTCTAATTACAGAAAAACCTTCTTGATATAAAATTGGTCCCTCAAGTATAGCCGAAGATTCTTCAGAACCAGTAACCCTAATATCAAGGGTCGTATCTGTTTTGGCGTAAACACGACCTTCTAATCTATTTTTAACAGAAAGCTCTTCAGACCAAATTATAACGTAATCACCAATCTCTACATTCCCAAATGCGCTTAAAGATGTGCTTTCATATCTTACGATTCCATTGCCGGGTTTCGATACGGTTAAAAATGTATCGGCTGTTACACCAATTTCTACTGGTTCTACCACTGTATCATCAACAACAAGCCAGACATAAGCTGTACTAGATATGGTAGTTTGCCCCCCAAGAATTGGTGAGCTTTGAATTTCAGCTCTGGTAAATTCAGAGCCAACATTGACTGAATCACCCTCTTTAAGTAATTTATTTAACTTGATCTGTCCAGTATTTCTTGACAGTTCAAAATCTGCCTCATTACCTTGTGCAGTAAGACCAAGTTCTTCTGAAAACATTCCTTTTAAAACAAGGTCTGAAGAGTTATCAATTTGAATTGATGCTCTGTTTGATGGTCCAAGGTTAGATGTAAGTTTAATTCTTTCACCATTTATTTCAGCAGTAACACCAGTAATTTTGGCATTAATAACATTCACCCAAGAGGAAAGAGAGTTTTGATTGTTTACAGTTGAGTGCTGTCCATCTGCAATAAAATCTTCGTTAATAAAGTTGTATGTAATAAAATCCGTTCCATCAACTGAAATAATTAACGTATCACCATCTGTTATGGTGTTTGACCAATCGAATTGGTTTTTAGTAATAACAAAAGCAGAACGACCATTTTTATTTAAAAGCTCTTTGTTTTTATAGAGAAGAACTGTTGCCACTTCGTTTGTGGGGAATGCAAGTATTGGCCCAGCATCAACTCCAGAGCTGGGAGTCGTTAATTGCAAAAATTCATTATCTTCAGATTTAGCCTGTATTACAACTTTAGTTCCAGCCTCGGCTGTAGTTGCCTCAAATGTTGAGTCAGGATTATTGTTAATACTTGCAACAATTTCATACGCTGTAGCAGCACCTTCGGCTTGAAAATCGCCTTCTAAAAAAGTATGTTCAAAAACTACGCCGCCTACAAGAATTGCAAGCTTATCAAATGAACTAATCGCAAAAGGTGTGCTGTTTGAAGATTGAATAAAGGCTTTTCTTACAGAAGTTTGCTGCCCTCCAGTAGCAAGTTGAAATGTTTGCTCACCACCAATGGCAGATTCAATGACAGATTCAAGCCCAACACCTTCTGAAGTTTCTTCGTACCCTTCACCATTGTCAATATAAAGAATTGTTTGCTCAGGATTTGAAGTGTCAATTTCGTTAGATGTTACTCTAGCATTTTCATCAGGGGCCTGTGCGCCTAACACTGCATTTTTTACAGCAAGAGCTGTGCCTAGACCTCTTGAAAGTCTTTCTTTTTTAATTCTGTCACGATAATTATCGTCAGACTCATTGTCAGCACCATTTGAAAAAGGCACTTCATTAATTACAGCCGCACCAGAAAATGGCGCAGTTACAAATTCACGAATAGCACCAGCCGGAGCGTTGCCGTTAGTGCCGGGTTCTTGTGCTACAACTTGAACATTTTTATTTTCATTTTCACCATCAAGAAGAAGGGCGGCTGAAGAAACTGAATAATTTATGTCAGCAGTAGCACCAGTTCCCGGTGAAATTACAGTTGTACCAGCCGGTACATTTCTAGTTCCACCTTGACCTAAAATTATAGATTCAGAAATGTTATGAAATTTTTGTGTTGGAGAATCAAGAGTAATTTTCCAAAAAGACCCGTCTGGAACTACGGAGCTATAATTAATTGGACCTTCAACATTTGGAGTTCCACGACCTATGTATAGCCTACCTGAATTTGGAAATTTAGAAGCATCTGATACATTGATTTCAATAGCCCCAATATTAGGAGAGGGAGCACCAGAATATATTTTGGTTGATATTTTTTCAAAAGAAGTATCAGTTACTTTAATTTTACCACTAGCTACTTGAGCTGTATTTCTATAAACCCTTTCTTCTCTACCAATTCTATTTAGAGCTTCTCCAGTTGCTCTTTCCACAGAAAAATCTCTAAGTATTTGAAATATATCACCAGAAGTACGTGCTACAGACCTAGCTACTACGTCAAAAAATTGAGTTACAGCCGACCCTGTATTTAAATCGTTAATACCTGTAAGCCCTACATATTCTGTAAGCATTTCAGATAAAATTTGCTCTCTTGATTTTGGGGTGGGTAAACCGACAGCCATACAATTCCTTTTTAACTATATAATATCATATAATTTAAAGATTCAGTGCGAAGCCAAAAAGAAAACATGACTTTTTTTCTTAATTAAAAAAAGCTATAAAAGTTCCAAGTTATTAAAATTACACAGCTACATTAAAATTAATTGGAAATATACCTCTTCCATTTACAAGCCTAGCACTAATTGTGATTGCCAAATCAGGTGGCAAAAGACTAATTTCAATTTTTTCAACGGCTTCAAATCTAGAGTCTTGAAGAACCATATCTCTTAAATCTTTAAGCACACCCTCAACCGCAACATCTGTTACATTAACCCCCGGAGTTAACCCTAAGCCAAACGATGTGTCTGATAGCAAACTTCCTTTTTGAGTTTGCACTTTCATTTTAAGAGCTTGAATAAGGTTTGTCGTTCCATTTGCAAGCCCTATTTCACCAAAAGAGTTGAGTACGATATCATTATTGTCGTCAAGAAGCCAATCTACTTTGGAGACCCCCTGAAGCGTATCGTCTTTAAGAAATGGAATCTCATAAGTTCTAGGCTCTTCATCTACAGCCTGATCGGATGGGATGTATATTTGGTTTTGACTATTGACAGTTCCCGGTAAAAATGTTTTTACTTTAGCTTGATCATTAGTTGTCAAAAGATTTAAGTCAGAAATCCCATCAACTGTAATTAAATAGTTAGTATCAGTAATTTTTTCAATTGCTGTAATTTTTCTAATAAAAACCGGCACAGTATTGCTCGATATTTGCACTTTTTGCCCTACATACAAATTTTCATTGCTTTCAATATTGAATTGCCTTCCATCTCCATTTGAAAGAAATGAATAGAAAAAACCATCCTCATCAATATAAGGTGATCGAAGATTGTTTAACGTAATAATTTCATTGTAACGATCAGGATCGCCAAGATACCTAGCAGAAATTTGTTCGATTGTTAAATTAAAAGGAACTGGAACAAGCTGTTTGGCCGTGGAAGATGAATCAAAGGCAATTCCAGAATCATCAGCAAGCCCCCCAACGTATTCCAGTGAGCTTTGAGACCTTACATCATCAAACTGTCTAGTTGCAATCAACTGATTTATATCCAAAACAGCTTCTTCAAGAGCTGCAATTAACTCGAATTCTTCAATAGACATTGGCGTAGCTCTTTCTTTTGGTGTTGGTCTACCGTAAATTTCTGAAAAAAATTCATCGCCAGCACCAAAGTTATTACTTAAATCAAGTATAAGTTCTTGTATTTCTTGGTTAAACTCTCTAATTTCTTCTATGGAAATAAGAGAGTTAAGCTCAACTTCATCATCAATTGCCGCCCGTTGTTGAGGGGTAAGTTCTAGCTCATCAATGTTAATTGAGTTAAAAAAATCAAATGCACTTTCGGGTTCATTGAAAACATTATTTACTGGACTAACTCTGGCGGCATCTCTAGCTTCTACACCTAAAACACCAGCCTCTATTTGGTCAGCAGATACGCCTTCGTTTTTTGAGTCTTCAGTTGCAATAGCGGATACAATTGCCCTTGCTTTAGCTTGTGCTTTATTGTTTCTGGCTTGCCCAGAACTAAAAGCTGCTTCAAAATTAGCTTCAGATTGAGCTAAGTCTTTTGATCTTTTCTTTGTTGCAGCAGTAATATCTTTGCCAATTTGATTTGGCAAATCTGAAATAGACAATGCTAATCCTGAAAAATCTTTGGTTAACAAAGTAATTTTTCTTAACGTATCAAAAGGCTTTCTAAAATCAGCTCTAACAGCTTTAATAGTGTTCAGAGAAGCACTCATTAAACTTCTGGCGTTATCAAGAGTGTTATTTATTTTTTGAAAAAAATTTGGGTTAAGTTTTTGAATCTCTAAGCCAACAAAACCTTTAGAAGAACTAATGTCAATTCTTTTCCATGCTTTAAATTGCATATTGTAAAGATGTTCGCCGGGACTTCTTTGGCTTTTTGTGACAGAATATTGGATGGGAGTTACAACAAATGATTCATTTGTTTTTGGGCAATCAAAAATTAATCTCCACCCTTTATTTGCAGGGTCTTTTTTAGCCATAGCATATTGCTCTAAAAATTGTTGCAATAATAACGCCTGAAAATACCCGGTGTTTCTACCTCCACCATCACTTTCAATATCTAAAGAAGTTGGTGGTGATTTACCGCCATTTTTTAATTGATTGAAAGAATCAACAACACCGCCTAAAGCTTCGACAGTTCCACCAAACAATGCCGTACCACTGCCTGAATTTGGGTCTTCATAGGTTGTTCTGGTTGGCCAAATACCCGTAGTACCAGAGGCAGAGATCATTTTGAATTTAACGCCATTATGTTCTTCTACGATACCACGCATAGTAGCTGTAGTGTTGATTGCAAATTGATCTGTAACTTGAAGTTGTTGGGGGGTTATAGGGAGTACAAATTCCCATCTATTTTTTGTTTTTCCAATTTCATACCTAACACCTCCGGTATCAGATTCGTACTTAACAATTTCTGTAAAAAAAGATTTGTTTCCTTCTGATCCTACTACAGAATTTCCATCGGTTACATCTATTACCAAAAGTCTGTAAGGAAAAATGCCATTGGCTCTATCTACTTCTAAATCAATAGGTGAAAAAAATGAATCTTTTTCAAACTGATTACTCCAAGGCAGTTCAGATGACTCAAAAGAATCAAAACCACTTGTGGTTGAAGAATTTGGGGCAATACCACTTACTAATTTACCACCTAATTCTTGTAAAAAATTTTTTAATGCCATATTTTTCCTTGCAATAATCTATAATGTATAGTATCATACATATTAAAGATTGTGTTTTGTATGATATTATATATACGAGATTAATATGGGAAAAGCTAAACGTAAAATCAATAGGTTAAGAAGGAAAAAGCTTAAACAAGTTATTAAGCCTCGTATTCCAGTGGCTCCTTCTGGTTTTCCAATGAAATCTAAAAAAGATTATAACCGTCAAAAAAGCAAACAAGAAACAAAGAAGATAGCAGATGACAATTAGCGACACACTTTTAATATTTTTTGTTATTTTTTACATATTTTTTGCGTTTTTATGTTTTTATATTGGATGTAAAAGAATTAAAAATAAATTTAACAATATTCAACATAAAAAAGCAATGAAAAAAAAATTAAAATTAGTTAAAGGGAACAAATATGATTCAAAAAATTAGATTTTATATTTGCGAATATTTTTATGGAGGGCACATTTTCAGCAGAAATTCATCATGTCAAAGATGTGGATTACTTAGACAATATATCCCGGTGAAAAGATGAAAAAAATTATATTGTTGATTTTACTAGCTTTTTCTGCAAATTCTTGCGCTGCCACCCCCAGAATATCGGCTAAACAAACTGGTATCAATGAGGAGTTTAAGCCTTACATACAAAACTACAAATATATTGTAGGAGAAAATAAACACTCTAATAAATTCAAATATTTACATATGAATTTTGCTGATTTAGAAGGTTCTATAATAGGTAGATGTTGGTGGTTGTTAAATGGCGAATATGAAGTTGAGATAGATATAAATTATTGGAAATGGAACGAGCATAATTTTTTAGCTAAAGAATTTTTAATTTATCACGAACTTGAGCATTGCATAAGAAGCAGAATGCACACCAACAAACAATTTAAAATAGAAAGTATTGAAGATTTTTTTGAAGAAATAGGTTTTCAGCTAGGCATTATCAAAAGGCTTGGTTATTTAAAAGATGGATGTCCAGCAAGCATTATGCACTCACACGCTTTTAGCGATAATTGTCGAATAAAACATAGGTATTATTATTTTAATGAAATGAGAAACTGGAAACGCTAAAGAATTTTATAAAGTCTTGTTTGGTTAACTGTAGTATATTTTTTAGGAACATTAAAAGTAAGCTCTATTCTATTGTTATTTACAGAAACAATTGATCCAGACAACTCTTCCTGATCATTTGCCACAACATAAACCCTATCTCCGGCACTAAACTGAGATGCATCTTTAACATTCAAATATTTTGTATCTATACCCGGTGCTATTGCCAGTGTTGCTGCCATTACCAGTGACAGTGCTGCTCTAGCATTCTCTGCGTTTGCTTTTTGACCGCCAGTAAAATTAGATGCTGTTTCCAAACCAATTTTTTTAGACAGGGTTCCACCTGATGCATTTAGCCTTAAGTCAATAAACCTCATTCTTTCACCATACAGGCCATTAAACGCTGAAATTTCGCCGCTATTCACATCTTGAGTGACACCACCAAGATAGTCGTTACCAGCAAGCTCAGACTCTCTAATGGCTATATATGAAGCTCTAGCAAACAATTCATCTTTTAAAAGCTGAAGGGTTGTTGGTTGCAATTTGGCTTGTTCAAAATCACCTTCAACCATCATGTAATAATCATCACAATCAGAAGGTAGAGAGGTTGTTATGTCAAAATCCTGAACAGCTTGCCATGTGTCAATTACAAACACAGCATTGTTGATATCAGATACAGAAGTGTCATTACCTGATTGTCTGGTGGTATTTGGGTCAGAATTTGGTCCAAATGGGATTGTAATTAGCTCATCATTTAGCATGTCCTCCCATTCTTGAACTAATGTTTTAATTTCTGTCAACAAATCTTGAATTACATCATATGGTGAATAAGCATCTAAAGCTGGAGGTGTTCCAGCTTCACATTGTTGACCTGTGGCCCTTTCTGGAATTGATTCAGCTTCAACCAGTACTATTGCGGCATTTATTTCATCAATAATATCCTGCTCTGTACGCTGAACAGGGCCGTCATATGTTTCAAAACTTGTTTTGCCAACACCGTGATTTCCAGCAAAAGGAACTAAGTTTTTCCAGACACCATCTGAAACAGAAGGTAATGATGTAGCTGGGTCGTTGGGAAAAAAAGAATTATTAAGAGTTCTTTTTGCAGAATCTATCACAACCTGCTCGGTAAGTTCTGTTCTAACATTACCGTCAAGAAATTTTAATTCATTTTGATATGGATTAATAAACAAAGTTCTATCGTCCATTAATTTTTTGTTTGGAGCATCTTCTTTATCGGCTTTTTCTATACTATCAACAATTCTAGCAGCTTGATCGTCAGCAGCTTGAATTTCTTTATCAACACCTGTTAATTTTTTAGATATTTCAATCCTGTCTTCTTTTGTAAAAATAGCCATTTTTTTCCTTTTTTATAAAGATTACGCTTGCTTAGGCATATCTTCTAAAAAACTTGTTTGTACTAGAAGTGCGGCAATTTGTTTTTTCAAATCTTCTAAACTACCATTATTATTGACTTCAAAACACCTTTCTGAAAACAGAAAAACAGAGGCCTCAGAAAGATGAGAATCTTTCGTCACTAATTTTTCGGCATTATTACGTTGAACATAAATTGGCAAAAACACAATGTCTTTAGCATTGACAAAATACTCAAATTCATTTGGAAATCTTAAATCAGAAACAATCGTAATTTTACCTTCTTTTATTTCCATATTTTTACAATGAATATCTTCATCGCCAGCAGCTCTTAAAACCTCTGTACCCACAATTTGAGCAATATGGCGTGGACTTTCAAGAAGCATTCCCTCAACATTATACTCATAATAATAATTCATCAACATTTCTGAGGGTTCAATATTGAAAGCCCTTAGAATTTCCTCAATTCTTTTGTGATCTAAAAGTTTGGGATTTTCAAATGAAACTTCCTTTAACTCTTGAAGGTCAAAATATTTTCTGTTAAGATTGAATACTTTAGCACAAGTATTTTTTAACTTATCTGCTAATGCACACTCTTCAGCGTCATTACCCAATAATTCTTTGACAATATTAGCTACTGTTGATTTTCCAGCAGTTTTTACACCAGCAATTCCAATTACTGTTTTTATTTTTTTATCTTCTTCCCAAAACAAATTATCCATTAACTAACTCCATATCTTTTTTATCAAAAGATATTGCGTTTTCTTTGGCAATATCGTTTGCGTACATTTCAAATAAACTTTTGTTAAGCCTATGTCTATGAGTAATTCCAATTGGAGCAAGTACTCTTTCGTATTTTCTTACAATATTCCATGCCTCTTCTTCTGTAAGCTTGTGTATGTTATCTTCATCAAGTTCAATTTCAACAAAATGCGTCATTGTACCTTTTTCATCTCTGACAGTATAAAAAACAAGGGTTGCATCATTAAAATTATATATATGGCACATTTTCCATATTTTAAAATTAAATTGATAGCCAAGCATCGTTGCAAATGCTTCTACTGTATGAAATTTATTTTTATCAACTCTAAGATTGACTTCTTTTCTAATTACATTATGTTCAGCACCTTTAGGCTTTGACTTCATTGTAAGTTCAGCCCTGTTGCTTTTGTCATTTTCAGCTTTTCTATATCTTAAGAATGAACCATCTGGTTTTGTGTAATACCAATCGGGTCCTTGCACATATACAAATTCATACGGTTCTCCAATAGATTCAACAAGTTGTTTAAATTCAAATACTTTATCGCCTTCAATACGATATTTTGTCTCAAATTCTGTGTGTTTTTGCATAGTTTTCATAATTCCTATCTTTGTTTATATTTTTCATATCTCCAGCCAACATGGTGATAGTACTCCATTTCTTTTTTGTTGCATTTTTGTTTTTCATTTTTGTTTTGAATAGCGGCGCAAGGTTGCGTATTAACCCCTTGAATATTACAACACTCCAAATTAGAGCAAGAGGAAAGGGATGTTAATATAAAAATAATTACAGAAACCATCCAAATAAAACTAATATATCCTAAAAATGATCTGTATTTTTTTTTCATCTATATTTCCTGTAGGCTGATGCCTTGCTTTTTAACCTAAATGTTGATATTAACTGCTCTTGTTTTTCCTTTCTGTATTTTGTATATATCTTATAAATACAGGGTATTTCCTTGTGTACAGTGCTCATATAAATCATTTTAAATAAAAACCCGTATGGATGAGGTATTTTCTTTATAAATTCTTCAAAATGAAAATCTCTTAACTTTAACCAATTTTTATTGTTTAATTCACATTTTCCTTTTATTTTTTTTTCAACATAAACCCTAAATTTTTCCCAATCTTTATTGTAATCAGCAATAGTCACTATTAAACCCACTTTTAAGAAGGAACTATATAGTCAAAAAAATCCAAATCATCATCATCATCATCATCATCGTCATCATCAATTTTATTATCTAACATTTTTTCAAAATCTCTAAGCATTTTTTCTTCTTTTTCTTTTGAAGAATTTAAAGAGAAATAACCTTTTTCTTTTTCATTTTGTTTAATTTTCAACAACTCTTCTTGGGTTTTGTTACATTTTAAACAATCTTTCCACACATTCATGTTAAATTTAGTTACATTCCATCTTGTTTTACAAAAAGGGCAAAGATTTTTATTTGAATCTTTAAGCTTTATATAGTCTTGATCATATTCCATTTCTGGCGGTATTAAATAATTGTTTTCAAATTTTACAGTGCAATAGTATTTTTGCCCATCTTTTCTTATTGATTTTATTTTACCATGATGACCTGATACAATTACTTCGTCGCCATATTTAAATTTTGACCCCATCACATCTCCAAGTATTTTTTTATTTCACCAATACTGTAGGGCATTTTATGCATAAAACCTTGTTTTGTAATAATAAAAACGCCTTTTTTGTCTTTATAAAAACATATAATATCATTTTTGTAAATTGAAAATGGGGCCAAACTTTCTTCTTTAGTTTTTTTATCATACTTAATTTTTTCTAACTCAAATATTTTACCCATTTAAATCACCTTCACACTTAAGCTCTTTCATAATTTGAAAATATCTTTCCATACAACCTTGAGAAAAATCAGATATTTCCTCACGATCACATTTTAACAATTCTTTTTCATAACCCATTATAATTGTTGCCAATTCCATTTTTAGATTATAAATTGTTTTTTCTTCCTTTTCCATATCCCCTCTTTTTTAAAGCGTTTTTACTTAAAGACATGACCCCCATTTCTTCTAAAGCCATGTCTCTTCTTGTCAAATCTCCAACTGTTACCTTAATATTTTTTCTAAGCATGTCGTCAAATTCTTTAACTATTTCATCATGTTTATTATCGTTTGCCAACTTATCCCATCTATACCATCTTTGATTTACAGATTCGGCCATAAAAATCCCTTTAACGCAGTACGCCAACATAATATCACAAATCTGTTAGCGTAAAATTAATACCGTTTTACAGGTACGGAAGTATTCGACTAATTTTTACCGTAAGAAAGGTAAAGCAATCATATATAAAATGGCAAGCCATTACAGTTGCCAAACTTGTTTTTAAAGTAAAATATCTTGAAATAAAATAAGGGTATAATCCAGTAATAAAAATTGCACTGACTCCTTGGTAACTATGTCCAAGAGCGAACATGGCAGTAAACAAAGACCATATTGCAAATCTTAATATTTTAGTTTTGCAAAATTTTGTAATATATATTGGGATCATTACAAAAAATACATCTTCAAGTCCCACCCAAAGAAATTTGTGCAATCTTAACCTGTTGAATCCTTGAGGGATTTTGCTAATTCCATCCTCATACACTTGAAAATCTATTAAACAAAGCCTGACTAAAGAAACAAAAACCATTAAACCAACAAAAACGGACATTTTATCCCATTTAATTTTTAACTGTTCCCTATCTTTAAAAAGCATAAAAACAAGTGTAATCCCAGCAATAAGCTGAAAGTTTCCAACTATTAATCTATATACATACTCTAAATATTCCATTATTTCAGATGCCAATTTTTATCAACCTTTTTTTTGTTAATATCTTCTTCTATCTTATTAGATTTTTCTTCGTGATAATCTGCCCCGGCTTCGGCTTTCATTTGGTTTTTTTCCAAACTACCATTTTGCTCTTCGGCTTTTTTTACAATTTCTTTCCCACTATTTACCAAATATTTATTGTAAAATTCTAATATTGCCACAATTAAAAATGGAATAATAAGAAGGTAAAATAACCAAGCTTTTTCTTTTTTTAATTTTAAAAATTTTTCGTACATAAAATTTCTCTAAAAAACCCTCCGAAGAGGGTTTTTCGGGCGCATGAGAGGTTGCGCCCAATTATAAAGTGAAAAAACTAACCTCACATATATAATATCATAACTTTTTTTTATTAACTTCTTCTTCGTACTCTTTTATATCATCCATAAATGATTGATATTCTTCATCTGACATTTCCTCAAGTTCTTTTTCAACCTCTTCAACTGTCATTGAATTTTTTTTGCAATCATAACATCTAAAATCTTTTCCAGATTTTAAACAATATACAAATTCATTATTACATATTTTGCATTTTATTGCAAATAAAAGTTGTCTTTTGCTCATGTTTATTATGGTGAAATAAAAACAACAGAACTAAACGGTCCAATTGCCGTTGACAATACTGGTGCCCCTAAATTTCCCGTCCCTATGAATTGAGTAGTCTGAACAAGTGCTGGAGTGCCGCTTGCTCCTAATTGAACTTTAGGAGCGTCTATTAATGCAGTTGATGATTCGACTAAAAAATCGCCGTCAGATTGAACTATAACACTTGCGGCTTTTACTGTTAAACTGGCATCACTCATAATATCAAAAGCAGATTTAGAGCTATATTTTGCAGACCCTTCAGCCGCAAATTCAACATTGGCTTTTGCGGCACCTTTAATATCAGCTTCAGCATTGAAGCCTATATTCTTTTTTGCTGTGAGTCCAATATTGGCACCAGCTTTTAATCCTACATCTTTATTTTCTTTATCCATTCTCATATAGGTTTCATCATCACCTTCGAGATTGGTATTTATATCAACAGAACCTTTTTTGTTAATTTCAAAAAAAGTACCACCAGCTTTTTCATCTTGTGGTTTACCTTTGTTATCAGTTTTAGACTTAAAAGTAATTTTAAGCTCACCATCCTTGTTGACACGCCAGTTCATACCATTATATTCACCCTCAAGGTGAAGCTCATTATTTTTGGTTAAATTTGTTTTTCTAGCCTGATGCCCGACTCCACCTATAATAATTGGCTTATCTGAAAACCCATCAATACACAGAATTAAAACCATTGTACCATCTTGCTTTTTAAAATCATATGATTTTTCAAATTTTTCATCTTTTGAAACTCTTAGTTTAGCTTCAAAAAAATCAGCAAGACCACCAAGACTATCAAGAGCAATGCAATTTGGGTAAGTTGTAAAGGATTGTCCTAGAGTTACTTTTTGCTCATCAGTTACAACATCATACTCTACAAAAAGCTTAGAAACATTTGTGTCATCATCAACCTCATGTATTTTTACAATACACCCCATTCTCAGAGGTGTATTCTGATATTTTCTATTGAAATAACTTATTCTTTCTTCTTTTGGCCTGTCCATTAAGCCTGAAGGTAAGACAACTCCTTTTTTATACATTATTTCTTTCCTTTATTTAAAGAGTTTGGATTTGTAAAACTCTTCTGTCTAGTTTCTGTAACTTCTTCACCATTTGCTCTACCCGGAATATCCTGAGTATCAGAAAAGCCCGGTAAAACCTTTTCTCTTTTAAAGTCTTCAATTCTTTTAGTAAGAGAATCGGTATGATCCATTTCACCATAAACAGTAAGGCTTGAATCACTTCTTTCATCAATACCCATAGATAATGAAATATTTGTTCTAAATGATTTGGCACCATCTGGAGATATAACCATATTGTGAGCAATGCTTTCAATTTGATAAACAACCCTATCAAACTCTAAATTATCACCAATGCAAATTGGGTCCTCAATACCTATACATGAAATACTTCCGTTTAGCTTCAAATGGTTATTCATAACCCAATCAGCTACAAGTTCAGCCCAAGCATCTCCTTTATATTGGTCTGGAGCATTAGGATAATCGTAATTACAATTTTGAATAAATGTTTTCCTGCCATTTCTAATTATATCATCTTCATCTACAACATAATTACCTTTTTGAATCTGCTGGGCTTGATTTAAAGCATCGTTAACAGATAAACTTCTAGTAAAAACCTGTACAAAATTAACCCTAGCAGCATCACTTCTGCCAATATTAAAATCTGTAATTAAATCTGGAGATATCTTCCATCTTGGAATATCTAAAAATTGCGTATGATCTTGTTTTTTCTTGGCCTTCAGATATTTTGGTGTATTATAAGGCTTTTGCCTAACAATTAAACTAGGATAAACAAATCCATTTTTATCAGTTCTAAAACAAGTATAACACTCATTAAGTACAGGATTTGCATAATCTTGCAACATACTCCAAACTTTAATGTTTGAAAAATCCTGCAATGCAAGCTGTCTGGCACCCGGTAACTCAAGTGCTGTACTATAGAAGTTTGCTTCACCTGAGTCTTTAGTAAAAAATGAAGTAAAACCTTCTTTTGGAGGTTTTGAGGTTATTTTTCCAACTCCTTTTTTTGGACTAGGATTCCATATGCCTAAATAATATCTATTCAAATCTGAAGCAAAAATATTGGTCATTTTTCCAGTAACTGGATTAGCTACGGTGCCCTCTGCTATGTTTAAAAGCTGACCTAATTGCAAAGGGAGTTTGTAGGCCGGTATCTGGTTAAGCACAGTGTCTTGTTTAGCTACCTTGGCCATCCCTACACCAATAGTTCTTTTAATAATTGTTTTTACAAGAGGTTGTACGTTATTTTTATCTTTCTGAATAATTAAATCCAGAAAGTTTTTAAAGTTATTAAGGAAAAGTTTTTGTAACGCAGTTTCATTAGTTAAAGCAGGGTTAAAGTAAAGAGTATTATTAAACTCATCAAAAGCTCTACCCGTAACACTTACAACATATTCTTTCTGACCATTTGATGGATTGGTTGATAAAGTCATTCTAACATCAGAAATTTTAAAAACACCTTTAAATCCATCATCATATCTATTTATAGCTTTTGAATCTAATGCTCTTTGTCTTAATTCCAATGCTTTAGGTTCGTCATTTACCATATTTACTAAAACATAATCGCCGGGGTGAACGGCTGTCATATAGTTTAAATCACCTTGTTTTAAAGTACATGAAAACGCTTGTAAGGGATTTTGTTTAGAATATTGAATCTGAATAGATATGGCATCGTTAATTACAACAAGTGGTTTTCTTACAGCTAAAAAATCTTCACCAGTTTGGTTAAGTACATCTCTATTTGACCAGCGAATAAAAGTCAAAAGATAAGCTGGGCTTATCTGGTGCGAATCTTCTGAATTTTTACCAATTAGTTTAGTATAAGCCATTTAGTCACCTTCTGCTGGCAAGATTCCGTCAAACATATATTTATTAATATCAACATCTGATTGCTTAGGAGTAGTACCACCTCCACCTCCAGATTGTAAAATTTGTTTCAGTGTATCTTTATAAATTTTAAAAGCTTCAGTAGTATTACCGGTTTCCGTGGCAATATTTTCCATTTTTTGTAAAAGGTCAGCAATAGCTTTTGAATCGGCAGCACTTTGAAAACTTGTCATAAGTTTTGTCATGTTTTTATTCAAATTATCTACGCTTCTACCAAAGTCTCCTGCTGATTTAGCAATCCTTTTATCAGCCGCCCTAGTAGCTTCTTCTAGTTTCTTTTCAATACCAGTTGTTAGAGCTGGACCTTTATCTCCAGTTAGTATGCCACCTTCAATTCCAGCTTGAGCTTCCTGTTCTGGCAAGCCCATTCCGGTAAATCCTTCAGCCTCTTCTAATGCACCATATTTTGAATACTCTCCAACTGCTGCTTCATATTGTTCGGTAGCTTTTTTCTTTGCTTCTGGGGATAATACACCAGACTTCATAGCTTCAGCATAATCTTCTTTTGTTTCATCAAATGCTTCAGCCGCTTGTGCTCTTTCGTCTGTTCTATATGTCTTTCTAATTTGACCCTTTTTAAATTGCTCTATAATTTTTTGGGCTTCATCACTATCAGGGTCAATTCCTCTTTTTCTTAAAAATGACCTGATTGCTTTATTGTCTTTGGTAATTTTGGTTACATCAGTACCTAAAATATAGGACATTTCACCCATATCAAGTGCTTCACCACCTAACATTTTTGTAAGTTCTTCTGTTTGAAGTTCAGCCATACCATATTGACCAGAAAGACCACCCATCTCACCACTTTTACCACGTATTTTATTCATGGCATTTGCGGCAGCAGTAATCCCCCTTGATGTTGGAAGTGCTTCTACACCTTCACCTAACATTCTGGTAATTTCTTGAAAGTTACCACCTGATTCAACTGCCATTTGAGCAGTTGTTTCTAAAAACATTCTAGTTTCAGAAGTATCAAGACCAAGAGCAACTGATTCTGCAAACATTCTAACGACCTCATCTTTAGATTGTTCAGCACCCATATTTTTAGTAGCAGAAACCATGCCCATTATACTACCAGCATTTGTAAGGTCTAACCCTCTAGCCATCTGAGCAGCATAAATACCACCCTGACCACCGGCAACACCTGTAGTGCCACCAGCTTGAAGTATTTGCTGTGCTTGGCCTTCTATAATATCACCAGTAAAACCAGCTCTTGAAGCTCTTTTATAAAGTGATTCTTCACCACCAAAAAGTTCTTCGTCAGAAAGACCTAAAGCTCTTTGAGTTTGTAACATTCTACCCCGTCTTTTTTCAAAGAATTTATTGGCATTTAAAAGTTCAAAATTTCTAGCCTCAAGAGCCTTTCTTTGTTGTTGATATGTATCTGAGCCAATACTACCAATAAGCTCATTATATCCTTCTTCATCAAAAAGCATACTTCTCTTACGGTCACTCATCATGCTGACACCAAAAGCTGAAACACCTCCTACTAAGGCACCGCCAGCAGAACCAATTAAAGCACCAGCACCTATACCTGCTGGCCCAAGTGGAGAGCCATAAATAGCTCCAGCAGTACTGCCAGTTAAAGCACCAGCACTAATGCCACCCAACACAGTAGCACCAAGACCCGTTTTATCAGCCGTTCTTTCTCTAGCCATTCTATTTTGAGCAGCATTTAAAGCTTTTAGTCTTTCTTGACCAAAAAGCTCTAGTTCATAACTTCTACCTTGCTCTCTAAGTTGTGCGGCTTCACCTAATAGATTTTGAGCACTTCTAGCTCTTGCTGTAGTTACTCTTTCTCCAAATGTACCAATTTGAAGTTGGGCTTGCCCATACAAACCCATACCAGCACCAACTGCTCCAAGAGTGCCAGCCCCAAGTTGAGCCATCATAGCAGGGGTCATAACACGACCAACACCCTTCATGGCTCCACCAAAACCACCCATTTGCCCACTTCTAGCAATATGAGTTAAATCTCTGGCACTAAATGGACCGAAACCTTGTTGAAATTGCATTGGCAGACCCGGAAGACCGGCACCATTTCCTTGAAATAATTCCTGATATGTAGCTTTTACTTGAGCAGCTTTTCCTACAATTTTATCCCAAACCTCTGCTGCCTCAGTACTTTTTTGCTTCCAAGCATCAGTGCCCTTGACCATAGAATCTAGGCCTTTTTGAATATTATCATAATGTCTTTTTAAGCTATCTAAACTCTTTTCTTGATTTCTGAAGCTTTGCTCTAATTCTCTTCTATTCCTTACCTGCTCTCTTTGTCTAAATTGATCAAGCTGATTAGCACGGTCTTCCATACCTCTTGACCGATATTGTTGCGCAAGCTGACCTAGCGCACCGCCTTCACGCAGAGACCGAAGTTTTCTTTGTAATTCAGAGATTTTTCGTTCAATATCTGAAGTATCGCCTTTAATACCTACTATAATTGAATTATCATTTATTGGCATTTTTTTCCTTTTTTATTATCTCACATCCATAATATCATAAAAAACGGACACATATTAAAGATTACGGGTAAAGACAATATTAGACTTTTCGTTGACATAACACAAAAAAATTGATAATATTTATTGAAAAGGAGATTTTTTTATGAAAATTAAACAAAAAGCAATTGAAATTATTACAAATGTTCTAGAAAAACACCAAAATTGGCCAGCTAATGCTATTTGTGAAGAGCTAGAAAAGGCTGGATTCTTGAATTTTAAAGAGCACAAAAGTTTAAAAGCAACATATTCCCCAAAAACTCATCAAGGAATTCTTGAAATTAGAGCAGGAAATCATGGTTTGACTCTAAATGACTACGTTAAAGCTGTTAAAAATGGTAAAATAAAAGAATAATATTATCTAAAAGACTTTTTGAGGCGAATTTTTCGTTAAAAACAAGGTAAATACATGAATTTAGACAAAAAAATAAAAGAATCTATAAAAAAAATGGAAAATATGGATTTTGCAATACCTTTTTTTGATATCTCTATCTTTAACGTACATTTTTCCTTGTATAAGATAAGAGAAATGTATCTAGATTTTTGCGAAACCAATCCATATCGTCCAGATGGCGAAATTCCACTAATTTTCTTAAGAATGGGACATCTTGAGATTGTATTTGAAAGCAAAAAACTGTACAAATATCTGTATAAGAAAAAATACAATGAAGAATTGGATATATAAAAGAAACAAGACTTTTTGGGGTGAATTTTTTGACAAAAATACGCTAAATGTCTAAAAAAAGGAGACAGGGTGGCTACTTGGAAAAGCTATAGAAGAAAAGCAAAGCAAGATTACTATCTTGATATGGTAGATGTTGAATGTTGGTGGGAATATCAAACAACTGCTGATATTTTTAGCTATTATGAGCAAGCAACACATGATAACAGCTACTTAAGCATAAAAAAAGATGATTTTTTGACAAAAATTAACATGGGTCCAGAGGATGCTGAGAGGTTATATCATGCATTGGCTAAATGGATGGGCAGTTATAACAGTAAAAAAGATATGATGAAGGCTGTTGAAAATAATATGTTTGACTATGACGAAGAACTGGATGGATAATGGATAAATACGATTGTTTTCACTGCGGAGTAGAAAATGAGTACACTGAAGGCTTTGGTGATGATGAAACGTGTAAAAACTGCGGCACAGTTCATGAATGTGACTTTGAATGTGATTATGACAGCTTGTATCATTGGGTTATCGACATAAAGGAGGCAGCGATGTATAAAATAATTTCCGACACAGAATATGACAAGTTATGGGACAGGGTGAAAAACAGTCGTATGCTGACAGCCAACGACTTTCCGACACACCATATGAAAGGCATAACTTGTTTGTCACGCTCTGGCCCCGGCACACCTTTTAAAGACGAATATGACAGGCTTATGCACGAAGCACTAAATCCAAAGAAGCCAATCACAATTCGCATGGTTACACCTGACGGTGAGGAATGGATTTATCCAGAGAAAGCTAGAAGCTATGTAGAACGGCTTAAAAAAGACAGGGGTGAAGTGTGAGAAGTGATGAGACAATGGATTTACTAATTGGGCTGTGTGTGATACTCTCATGGCTGTTGATATTTGGAGGTTGTAATGGATAAAGATGAGTTAATTCAAACACTTGAAAAAGATTTGGGTACAATAAATTGGAAATTAGACACTATGTCAGACAAAAAACAATCTAAAGAGATTTTGGAGCTTGTACAGGCAAAACGTATGACAGTGAAGAGTCTCATAGAATTGGGGGCGTTTGATGAAAGTTAAAAAATATTGGGTTACTAACGAAACAGATATTATGCGGTTTAATTCTGTCAATATGGGTGTCAAGCAGTTCGATACTAGGGAAGAAGCCGAAAAGCACATTGAAGGTCTTAACACGCACACAAAACGGCATTTTTGGGACCCAAGCATTAATCAGACCGTAGAAGAGATTATACATCACGTATTCTCTATTAAGGAGGTTTACGTTGAAGAAAGTTGATTTCCATACAATCCGTGAGAACGAGAACTATTTTCAGAAATATGATTACAAACACCTGAGTAGCAAGAATAATTATATCATATTTAGAAACTCTATTGGAACCTTGTTGACAATTACTGAAGATTGGCATAGTGGCGTTGCTTATTTCAGGTTTTCCCGTCAAGTAGAATTTGACAATAGAAAAATGGACATCCGAAGTGACCGGTTCACTGTAGGGCTTGATTCACTAGCAGATGAAGAGTATATCTTTGAAACCTTTGCCGTATACATGACAATGCAGACCTCCGAGTTAAATCTAAAATTAAAAATAGCCGACCTTAGAAGTAGGGACTCCTAAAAAATTTTTTAAAGGGACCCGTATGGGACCCAATATGGGACCCTAAAAAATAAAAAAGGGACCCACCCTCTATATATGGGACCCTAACTACTTAAAAAAAGGGGTGGGGGGTATTTGAAAAAGTTAAAAATGATCCTCGCTGTATTTCGGGCATAGGTATCCAATCTCAAATCAGGGACTCCTAAACCCCGGTTTGGCACGGTTTTTGCATGACCCCCTCCCCCCTGTGTGGCATCAGTATTGTATATGCAATATATATGCCATATGGCTTTAGGTTTTGGCTTTTGGTTTTGGCTTTACATTACAGTATACAGATAGAACTCTGCACTGTCAACAACATAATTAAAAAAAATACTGTCAAAAAATTATACACCTGTCTAAAGAATAGTCAGTAGAAAAAGTGCCAACTTTTTGTGGCAGGAGTGAGTGCCAACAATATGAGGCATAGGAACTGACAAGAATTGTTGGCGGTATTTTTTTGCTACGATGTCCAGTGATGCTGAACGGTGGGGCGGTGTCCGGTGGGGCGGTGAGTCAGTTCCTACGCCTATATATAATTATATATATTAGTATTATATATAATTGTTATTGTTTATTGGTTATGGTTATTGTTTTTATTTTATTAATCCTTTCAGATACTTGCGTGACAACGTAACCAATATAAATTAAATAGCCGATCGTAAATAAAAAGATAGCGGTTGACTTGCTCATAAAAAACTCTCCTGAATCATTGATACCATGTATAAGACGATTAAAAGTTTAGAAAATAGTTGTACCATGTTATTAGCCTCCTTAGAGGGGCTGTTAAGCCCTCTCTAAAAACTTTCTTCCTATCTTTTCTTGAATCTCCTCAAGTTCCTTTGTTACGAGCTTGAGTTTAATTTTATCGCTTGCATCGGCATTAAGATAGTTGTTGATAATTTTTAAAGCGACTTCCATTTGTACGTTTTCAGTGATTAGTTTTTCTGTTTTCTCATTCATTTTGTTTCCCTTTGTTTGTGTGTTTCTATAATCTAATAATAGCATACTGCCAGTGAATTACAATAGTTATTTTAAACTATCTTCGTTTTTGCCCTGATATCAGGGAGTTAGTATCTCCCTGAATCCTCAAGCCATCTAAATGCCTGTTCTCTGGTGGTGGCACCGTATAACATCATTTGTTTAATGCCATCCTCAAGCTGTTGAGCGTTGAGAAGCTCTTGATTTCTAAGCTCCGCACCTTTTCTAAAACCTCACTGTCCGGTCTTAGTGTTTTAAGTTTCCATTCTAAGCTATCATAATACGCATCGCACATAATAGGATTTCCTGTGTCGTAATAGGCTTTTTTAGCCTCTAAAATGAGATTCTCGCAATAATCCGCCATTGCATTATTCCTTTTATCTATCCACTCACAATGCAATTTGTTCCAAATTTCAGAGTATTCGGAAAATGACTTCATTCTTCCTCTCCTTTAAATCTCCTTTAGTCCTAGTAGGTGTGGAAATGTACCTCCGTATTCCTCTTCTATCTCTTCTTTAAGATCAACAAAAGCTGATAAAAAATTTTTTAAGTTTTCATCCCAATCGTCATCGTAACATTCCGTTAAAATACTAGCTCTTTTATGAAGGTAGTAAGTTCTTAATTCAAAGTCTGACATTTGTTTTTTAATTTGTGATAATTTCATTCTTCCTCTCCTTTTAAGTTTACTGCCCTAAGAAAATCACCTTATAAATACAGGGGCTTATCGCCCCTCGTACTCTTTAATTGTTTGTAAATCTTTGCTATCAAGCGGCGAGTAAACCTTGATGCCTGTAGCCTCTCTTTTAGCTTCTAAGGCAGCGTGATGCCTGTCTGGATATCCAAGCTCAATCCATAGTGCAAAGTCCTTAGAAGTCGGCTGTGCGCCCCAACCTGACCAATCCATATGACAATAGTTGCCACAAGGTTTTTTAACCTCGAAGTAAGTCTCTTCAAGTTCGTCCATGTAAAAATGTCTCTCAATGTTCAAAGTGTGTCCGTTTACTGTTAGCATTTTTTTATCTCCGTGTTAGTGTTAATGAAATTATAAAGCACAACAAAAAAAGGGCATTATGCCCTTTTTGTTAAAGAAATATTTTTAAGCGGTCTTTCATTGGCTAGTATATCGTGCAACTTACACCATTCATCTAAACGTCTATTGAAATTAGAGTCTTTTTTACCCTCTTTCAATTGTCTATTCAGAACTCTAGTTAGTAGTTCCATTTTTTTAGCGTCTTTTTTTCTTGAATTTTTCATTTGAATCTCCCTGTTAGTGTTAATGAAATTATAAAGCATCTCGAATTTTGAGTCAACAAAATAATGCACTTTAATTAATTTATTTTTCTTCTGGTGCTTGCACGTTTTGCGTGATATACTACGGTAAACTATTGGTTTACCGTGCCAACTCTCCACATTGGGAGAGTATACACGACAAAAGCAAAAAACACAAGAAAAAAGTGTCCCTTATTCGGGACACATGATGTCAAGTATTTCTAGGTTAATTTTAGCAATTTGTTGGTCAATTGCCTTTACCTCATCAGAGTTAGGGCCGTAGTTGTCAGAGTAGACCTTGGCTTTAATTTCTAGTTCGTTGATTTTTTCGATTAGTGTTTCCATATTTCCTCCGTTTCGTTAATACCATTATTGCACGGGTCGGCTGTCGTGTCAAATAAAAAAATGAGGGGCAGCATTTTTTTTACTGCCCCTCGAACACACTAACAGAGGGTACTTTGGACTAGGGGGGAGAGAATCCCTAGCCCCTTCGCAAATATGCCATCTTTAATGGCATATTTTACGATAGCTCTATTTCTATTTTTCTTTGGTAACTCACTAAAAGGCAAAATAACCTCTACAGGTTCGCCATTTAATACGCCATGACAATAACTAACCTCCCAAAATGGAAAGCCGTGGTCTGAGAGTAGTCTCAGGCGTGTTATTTTTAGTCCCTCGGCTGTCCAAGGTACTTGACGCTGTATATTTGCTGTGAACTCACTGTGGTATTTGTGACCGTCTAAGAGTCCGTTTGTTTCACCTACTGATGGTCTGTTTACTAAATTCATATTTCCTCCAATATGTTAGTGTTAAGTCATTATTGCATTTTTGGCGATAGCTGTCAACAACAAAAAATAAATTAATATAATGGTTGTGCTATATGGATTTGTGGTGTATACTTCTCTCAAAAAGAAGAACCGCACCAAGTTGGCACGGTTCTTGCAACACACTAACCAAGGATTATAGATAACCGTCTACATAATCCTCAACTGTCGTTACTAGCCCATCGAAGTCCTCATTTTGACCTAGAATAGATGCCATTTCGTAAACCACTGATTTTTCTATTCCAAAATCCTCTGCTAAACAATTGAGATAATGTTTTCTGTTATCATAACCATTTTTTTCATATCTATCCATTTTTTCTCTCCTTTTGTTAGGTTCTATAGTTATTATGCCTTATGTGGGTTATATTGTCAACAATAAAAAACCTGCACCTTCCTTGGCACGGTTTTTGCATTATGCTATCAGCTTACAGCTTACACGTTCCACTTTCTCGGCTGATACTAGCTCATAATTTCCACACTTTAACCACACATCAAGGTCAATCTGCAAAGACTGTAAATTATCTTGAGTTAAAGTCTTTGTGTAGCTTTTAGTTTTGTGCTTAACTACTGCCTCAAAAAATACTGCATTTTTTTGTACAATTTTAATTTCCGTTCTCTTTTCCATATTTCCTCCTATGGTTAGTGTTAATGATATTATAAAGCATCTCGGAAAATAACACAAGATATTTTTTCATTATTTCGCATTTTTTTGTATGCAAGTTTTATGCCAAGTTTTTACCACACTTTGCGAGTATATCATACAAAAATAGAAAGCACAATATTAAAAAAAAGTTTTTTTGTGTGTCGATTGTTGTTGACTTAATTCTCAAGATATGAGATAATTCCATTAGGAGGTAACATGACAAAAACTGATACTATTTTGAACATTATTGTATTACTTAGAAATACACCGCATCAGATACTTCACAAAAAAGAAGTGGTGCAAGCCATTGGCAAGTCTAGGTCACAAACCTATAAAATTCTTGCTGAGTTTTCCCAACCAACCGATCAGCGACCTGCTGTGTTCACCCTAGTAGGCGATAGAGTTGTACTCAACGCCGAATACCGCTAAACCAAGGGGCAATCGCCCCTTTCTTTTTGCCCATGAGTATAGCACAGTTTTTTAAAAAAAACAATAAAAAAAGAGGCTTACGCC